TTTACGGATGGGAGCCTCCTATCTGGAGGGTGTGCGATGCCTTGCTTGGTTTGGACTGGGCGATTCCCGCTAAGTACGGAGATGACTACGGTGCGAAGATGAGGTCTGCGCTGGGTTTTGCTGCGCCGGTGAACATGCTTCTGATAAACGGTGGCAACCGTGCGAGTAAGAGCGAGTACGTGGATAAGCGTGCGTCGCAGTGTTTGAACAAGTTTCCCAATACGACGCTGTGGAGCTTCCACACGGACACCGATATGTCGGTACAATATGACCAGCCGCTTTACCGGAAGTACATGCCCCAGGTGTGGAGGACGAGTAAGCCGATCCAGACCCAGACCGCTTACATTGCGTACAAGAAGAAGACGGGTTTCTCTGACGGGAGTTTCATCCTTCCGAATGGGAGTTGGTGTGATTTCCGCAACTATGCCCAGGACAAGACTAAGATAGAGGGCGGTGAGTTGGGAACCGCAGAGGATACCGGGGAGGTGTGTCTTGGAATGGTGGCCCATGAGTTGATCCCTGAGGACTGGGTGGAGACTTTGGTGCTTAGGTTGGCGACCCGTGGAGCGAGCGGGGTGATTAACTTTACGCCGGTCAATGGTTACACGGGTACGGTGAAGGCGTTTCTGGATGGTGCGAAGGTGGCGAGGGACAGGGTGGCGTACATGCTGCCGAAAGACGGTGGCGAGGCCGATGATCATTGTCTGGATTTGGAGGATTGCGACAAGTGGGTGGACGGCGAGAAGGACAAGAGCCTGGTGGGTGGCCGTCATTTTGATAGGGTTCCCCGTGTCCTGCGGTGTGCGGATAAGCGCAGGGCCGTGGTGTTCTTTCATAGCAGCGATAATCCCTATGGTAATCCCAAGGAGGTCATGCTTTCTTTGCTATCGCGGGACTCTAAATTCAAGAGGGAGCGGTTTTACGGGGTAGCGGACAGGCTGGTGGCCGGTAAGTTCCCCTTGTTTGATCCCGCTGTACATGTGAAGCCCCACGATGAATTACCGAGTCACGGCACGAATTACATGCTGGTCGATCCCTGTGACGGCAGGAACTTCTTTATGATATGGGTGAGGTGTACGCCGGATGGCAGGATGTATGTTTACCGGGAATGGCCTTCCCAGACCGATCCCATACCGGGAGTAGGGGTTCTGGGGGAGTGGGCGTTGCCTACGGGGGACACGAAGATGCTGGACGGAAGGCGCGGCCCGGCACAGAGCGGTCTGGGTTGGGGATTGACCCAGTACAAGAAGGAAATCGCAAGGCTGGAGGGCTGGGAGGAATACGATGCAAGCGCAGAACCGGAAGCCATTGCCAAGTGGAAGCAGTACCCCGAAGACATGGATCACCAGATGCGGGGCGTGAAGGCGCGGGAGAAAATCAGTTCGCGTTTTCTGGATGCCAGGTTTGGGAACGTAAGGAGTCTCGAAGCCGATGGAACCCGCACGCTGTTCGAGGAGTTCGACAACATAGGTATTGGATTCAGGGAAACCGGGGCTGATGTCAAGAAGACGATAAGTGAGGGTGTGCAGTTGATCAACGACGCGCTGTACTACAATGTGGACAAGCCCGTGGTCACGGATTTGAATGAACCCAAGTTGTACATCAGTGAACGATGCCTGAATGTTACGTTTGCCCTGCATACATGGACGGGTCACGATGGCCCCAAGGGCAGCACGAAGGACTGTATTGATTTGCTGCGTTACGCTTATCTCAAGGACTTGGAACACGTTGATGAGTCACCGGGTGCGGTGGCGGGAACGTATGGGGCGGGATGTTACTAAAGGAGAATGACTATGACTGAAAAAAGAGGAGCATTGATACGGCTGGCTGATGTCTGCGAAATACTGGGCATATCAGAGAAGGCCGTGGAGCAGATGGGGGATGCCGGAACGATTAAGCGCATCCGTTTGTACAAGAAGGGAAGGTGGTTTTACTACCGGAAGGAAGTAGAGGCTGTTGCCAATGGGGAGAAACACCATGTTCAAGAAGCCAAGTGATTTATTCGTAACCGTTGAAGTCGTCAGGGGTGGACGTGTCAACGATGACCGCCTGATGAATATGATGGCGGTTCCCAGGGAAGCCCCGGTTTACGCGGGAGTCATGGAAATCATTGACCGCCTGGAAGAGGAAAATGATGATGAATACTGCGACATCGCGCTGGCTGATGAGGTGCGCTTGCGGGCATCCATTATTAAGGCAACCGTGCGTGAATTACGTAAACAGATCGAGTCGTGGCGGGTAACTTCGCTTGAAAAAGCAAAGAACAATGAAGCCTAAAGTATCCATATGTGCCCATAGCTACCCATAACGAAGCAACACGTATTCACACGCGTACATTTTCGTAGTATATGAGGGTCAAGTGGAAATTCTGCTTGACCCTTTCTGTGTTTGGGGTTCAAACGCTGACAAAACTTGAGGACAACTCATGGATGCTGAACAAGCGAAGGCCGACGCACTGGCCGCTGATGGAAGTCAGGAAGGCGTTGCGAATGTCGATGCAGAGGATGCTCTGGGCGACATGGTGGTACAGGACGATGATCCTGTAAAAGATGCCGAATCGGAAGAATCTGACGAAGCAAAGGTTGAGGACGATGAGTCCAAAGATACTGATGCTGACGCCGAAGAGGAAGCTGATGACGGTGAAGATTCCGAAGACGAAGAGGATGAACAGACCGGTGATGACGCCGAAGAGGAAGCCGAGACACCTGAAAAGGTAACGGGTTCACAGAAGCGGATCAACAAGCTGACGGCACAGAAGAACGAAGCTAGGGAAAAACTGGAGACGGCTGAAAAGCGGTTGAAGGTTATGGAAGAGCGCGGGAACGCGAACATTCCTTTACTGGCTGATTACGTAAGTGCCGATGATATGTCTGCGATCAAGCAAGCGAATGAAGTCACAGCCCGCAGGGAGTGGTTGCTTGAGCATGTCGGGGTTGGGTTCGAGGATGAAGGAGATGATTCCAAGAATTTGACCGCGAAGGATGTGGCGAAAGAGTTGGCAAAACTTGATCGGTACAGCGATGACATTTCAGATGCCAAGCGGATTTACCGCGAAGCGAAGAAACAGCAGCTTGAAGACACGATTGCCGGAAGGTTACTACGATTGAGCAAGGCGGCGGTAATTAAATCGAAAGAGAAAAAACCGCCCCCGAAAGTCAAGACGAGTGCCGGTACATCCTCTACTCAGAAGAAAACTTCATCCGTATCTAATCGGCGAGGACAAAACGTGGAACGATTCACAAAAGCTGGTGGTGACGATGACGCTGCTATCAGAGAATTAAGTGAGTTAGTTCCTTTGGATTAACTATATTTAGAGGAGTATTTTATTATGCCAGCAATGACTGAACTAGCCCAAGTGGGCAAACGGCAGGAAATCGCCGATCAGATTTTCAACATTCAGCCCGAAGCAACGCCTATGCTTTCCCTCCTGAAGAAATCAGGAATGCCGAAGCAGATGCTTTCCACATGGCAGAGTGAAGTGTACCCGGACATCGCATCGACCGGAGTGGTTGACGGAACACCGGTTACAACCTACGAACGTATTGACCGCTATCTCTTGCAGGGATACGCACATTACTTCAGACGCCCCTGGGCTGTTACTACGTTGGCGAATCTCACCGAGATCGCAGGCGCAGGACGGAACGAGGCGGGTCACCAGTTGAAAGCAGCGATGCTTTTGATTAAGCGAATGATAGAACAGCAGATCCTTTCCGGCGATGACACGCAGGCCGACAGCGGTTCTGTGGGTTACGAAATGCGCGGAATGGGTTCATGGCTTGACGATTCAGCACAGGCGGTTCTTCCGGTTGACGCTGCTATTCGCCCTGCCACAGCCAACATCTATACAGGCGCATTGGCTTCCTACACAGAAAACAGTTTCCGTACTCAGCTTGAGTCCGGTTACACCGAGAAGAAATCGGCACTGAATCTGGTGGGTGTTGTTGACAAAGACCTGAAGGCGATTGTCGATGACTGGACGAACGTGTACCCGGTTGCTTCAAGCACCTCTCAGCCCCGCACGGTTTACCGTGTTGAAGGCAACGAGACGTACTCGAACATCGTGTCTCAAATCAAGTTCTCAACCGGTGAAGCGTCCCTGATGCTCAGTGAGTTCATTGACCGAGACACCTCTGACGGAACCGCCGATACGATTCCCGGAAACGGTTATTTCATCGACCCGAAGATGTGGGACTTGTGCTACATGAGCAAACCAGCGAACACGAACCTTCCTCCCGATGGTTCTGGTCGGCGCGGTTACATTGATGCGGTGGCAATCGCCCGCTGCTTCAATCCGCTCGGCCAGCTCAAGGTTGACTGCGCCTCCTAATCGGAGTGATTCACCCCGGTCAGGGTTAAACCTGGCCGGGACATTTAATAAATAAGTAAGGAAATTGATTATGAGAAAGTTCATTGTATTACTGCTTTCGGGTTTATTCGTTGGCGGTGTTTTTGCACAGAGCGGCCCAGAAGTGGTCCGACTTGATTCGTTAGGTTCTGCTCGTTTTGATGCTGACATTGTCAGTATTTTTAAGGCGTCCGACTTTACGAATACTAACAGAAACCCCACGGTTGCTGTTACGTCGAGTGTTCCTGCCAAGACGATTATGAGCATGTCTGCTCTTCGCCTGAAGGTAGCGTTTGATGACCCTAATGGTACGGCAAGCACGAACAGCATTACTATTTCGATTGGTGACGGGACGGATGCGGATCTGTTTCTTACCGCCACCGAAGTGGCCGCTGATTCTACCGAGGTGTGGCTACGTCTTGCACCAGTTGGGGCAACCGCGTCTGGACTCGATACGAACGTTACAACCCAGATCACGGCATTGGGTACTAAGTATTACGCGACCGCTGGCAATGTGGTTTACACATTCACCGGTCTTGGTGGCGTGATACCGAGTCAGCTTGATGTTGGTAATCTCGAAATATATTGGCGCGAAGTTAAATAACATTGCGTCTCCATTGGCGTATACGGGGTTGTGGTTTTACCCGTATACGCCTTCTTTTAAAGAAGGGTTCGGAATGTCAGATGTTTTATACTCAAAGAAGCAGATCGATGACGCGGTAACCCGAAGCCAACTCATCGCCAAAGACAGACCGAAGAAAAAGGTATCCGAAGAGGCGGGCGACCTCGAATTGAAGCGCGAGATACCTATGGAATTATACCTCAACGCAGTACAGGGACACGGGGTTGACCCCTGTGATTCTGATTATTTCAAGAGCATGGAAAAAGAAGTACCCAGCATCAAGGTCAACGCGACCAGTGGAAAGTTGTTTTTCGGTTCCACCAGGCGTATGCGTGATAATTATGACGGCATAAAGTGGAGTAACTAATGGTTTATAGTACGAGACTCGAAACGGTTGAAGGGGATGGCGGCCCGGCGAAGGTAACCGATGAAACCCTCGGTGATCTCAAGGAAGCTGTAAACGATATTTGTTCAGAGACCACGACCTATGTAGTCGAGCGAAGGCAGAACGCCGAGAATACCCGATACTGTATATGGAACGGTCAGTCACCTGACGGACGCAAGCGTAAAGAATATCTGGATAAAGACCCTCTTCCTTTCGAGGGTGCATCAGACAACAGGGTAAGGCTTGCCGATAAGCTCATCAATATCTTTGTCAAGCAATGCGTAACGGCTGCTAGGCGGGCTGAACCAAGAGTAACCGGAACCGAGGGCGGAGACATCTCTACTGCGGGCAAGGTGGGTACGATCCTCCGGTACGTGGTTAATAATTTATGGCGGGCAGACTACCGCAAGCAGTTGGAAAAACTGGCTAATTATATGTTCGGTGATTCACCGGCGGGGGCCGTGGCGTTCGTTGATTGGAATTACGAGGAAGGTCTGGAGTACAGGACGATTTCCGCTGAAGACGTAATGGTGGAATTGATTAACGCTGCGATGGAACGGGCTGAAGATCGGGGGATGAGCGGTGATCCCGAACTGGTTCCGCAGATTATCCAGACCGCACAAGCGCTTATAGAGGACGAAAGCCAGGCGGGTGAACTCGCGGTTGCCCTGCAAACCATCTTGCCCGATGTCTCTC